CCCCGACGGCCTGCAGGCGCCCTGGCTGATCGAGGGGGCAATGAATAGCGAGACCTTCGCGTGGTACATCCAGGAGCAGCTGGCGCCCGTGCTGCGGCCCGGACAGATCGTCGTGCTGGACAACTTGAGCGCTCACAAGGCCGCCCGTATTCGTGAGGCCATCGAGGCACGCGGCGGCGAGCTCCTCTACCTGCCGCCCTACTCGCCCGACTGCACGCCCATCGAGCAGGCCTTCTCCAAGATCAAGGCGCTGCTGCGGGGCCTAAGCGCTCGCACCAAGGAAGCGCTCCAGGAAGCGGCCCGTCTGGCGATCGAGGCCATTACCCCCGACGATGCGGCCGCCTGGTTCGCCCATGCTGGGTATCCCCTGCCTGCTCAAGGAAAATGAAAAATGCTCTAGCGTGTGCGCGTCGGTATTGATGAGGACATCGGCCAGACCGCCAGCACTCTTGAGCGTGTTCGCAGCGCCAGTAGAGCCATAGAAGCCGACCACCTGCTGAACACCACCGACGTAGACATGGAAGAAGCCGTCGTGTGCCTTGTGCGGATAGTAGGCGAGCGTCGGGGTAGTGTTGCTACCGTTGCACTGCACCGAGAGGTCTTGGTAGAAGTCGTTCGACAGGTGCTTGCCGCCGTAGAAGGTCACTCGGTTGATAGCGGAGCTGTCGTCTACGGTGTACTCGTCAAACCCCATTTGAAAATAGGTTCGGAAGTCAGGGTATTGCGACAGCGCGAACGGCGCTGTGCCGAACTGACCGGGAGCCGCATAGTGGATGTGTAGCGTCGGGTCAATCCAGACCGAGTTCCCCACCTTATCGGCTATGAACTGAAGGCATTTCTGGAGGGACTTATTCTTTAGGTTGATTGGTCCGAGCTGCTGACCACCAATCGTCGGGAGCGTCGAGCGGACGATGTTCGGATAATACTTCTGGCACAGAAAGTTGATGATGTATATATCCGTCTGGCCGTCAAACGTCTCGTTAACCACATTGAGGCGGTCGATGTCCTGCCACCAGTCATGCGCTTCGATGTTGGTCCAGAGCTGTGTCAGACCGGAGTCAGTAATCTTATCCTTGTCATCGAGCATCGTAACCAGACCGCCATAGATACAGTTCCCTGCGGTGTCGTAGACGTAGATAGAGCCTTCCCGAACCAGCACCGGTAGCAGCGTGCCACCAAGGTGCCAGTTAGTGAGGTTGCCTTGTTCGACTTGGAGACCGTCAACCCAAATCGTCAGATTTTGGGCCGTGCTTCCGGTGTCGAGACGGAGGTTGGCATTGGTGTGGCCGATTGGAGTTGGCATTGTCACTTGGAAGGAGTAGCGCTGCCAGGTACGGTTGACGTTGATTGACCCGACCGAGCCAATGTTACCGGCAGGGTTCTCTCCTTGACAGTAGAACCGCAGCGTTCCCGCCTTGTTGGCTTTGATGTAGCACGAGAATGTGTAGGTCTGGCCTGCCACAAACGTGCTCGCGGGCACCGCTATCTCTAGTGTCTGGAAAGTGAACATGCCGTCGTAGATAACTTCCAGGCACGAACCCCGACCAGTCCAGCTCTGAGTCACGTCGATTTGTGCGGATACGTCAGCAGAGAACGGCCAGATGCCATTCGAGGTTGATTGAAACGAACTCTGGTTCGAGGTGAGCAAGTTCTGCTGCGTCGGGAGCGGAGAGCCAGAACCAATCGCGTTGGCAGCAGGGCCAAGGTTGGTCAGTAAGTCGAGCGTCGCTGCCCGACCTGAGCTGCCTGCCGCCACGCCCGGACCCTGACCCAACTGGTCTTGGATTTGGATTGACGAGTCAAGTATGTAGTTGGTGATATCCTGACCGGCATGGACTACTTTGAAGTTCGGCATTATCGGAACATCCTTCCCGCACCCATTTGCCTAATCTGCCCCGTCTGCCGGTTGATGACTACGCCTGCTATCTGCTGACCGTCAACCATGAGAGGAACCACGATGTTCCCGCCTCCGGCTACCCCAGCACCGGCATAGTTGGACATGAACGCAGCCAGCTTCGAGACCGGCAACACAACCTCTGGTTCGCGTCCTTCGCCAACCACAGCAAGTGTCGGAGCCGTAACCACGCCGCCAGTGGCCAGTCCGGGGATGTGCGAGAAGATTGCTTGACCGCCGGAGATGATGCCGCCAAGACCGGGGATGTTCCGCATGTTCTGGAAGCTGCTAATCAGGCTCCCGATAGCGTTCTTGACTGCGTTGACAACGCCGTTAACAGCGTTCCCCAGGTTGGTGAAGAAGTGAATGACACCGGAAACGAAGCCACCAACCGCAGCCAGCGGAGCACCGACCAGAGCAGTCATAGCTCCGACAATTACCTGCATAATGCCAGCGAAGATTGAGCCTACGCCTTGTGCCAGTGCTTTGAAGTTGTGTGTAATCGAGTCAACAATCATGTTCATGTTGCCGTTTACGATGCCGTGGATGACACCGAAGACCATCATGAACAGCCCTATGAAGACCTGGAGGATGCCGGAGACCGCTGTGACGACACCGGACAGAACCGTCAGGATGCTGGCAAACAGCGCGAGTAGGAAGTGCACCGCACCGTAGAGAATGCCGCTTGTTAGCGCTCCGACGATGACGCCAACCACAGCCAAGACTGCACCACCCACCGTCTGGAACAGCGGCATGACGGGCTTGATGAAGTTAATGAGCTGAGTGAAGTCCTCTCCAAGAGAGTGCAGACTCGGAACGAGGAGGGAGTTCACGATGTTCGCTACGCCACCGAGTTCCACGCCACCGAAGGTATGGAGCTGCTGTCCCAAGTCCTTCAAGATGCCACCGAAGAGACCACCGAGGAAGTTCCCTATCGGCCTGACCACGTTAAGGAAGTCGTTGGCTACGGCAGTTATCTGACTCCAATGGTCTTTCACCACCGCGAAGACGACGGCGAGATAGGCAGAGCCAGCGACGATTGCGCCGATAGCTAGACCGACGATAGCGAGCACCGGACCGGCAATCGAGATAGCGGCAACGACGCCAGCAATCACTAGAGCGATGCCTGACAGCACAGTACCGAAGACGAGGAACGGACCAACCACTTCGAGCAGGCCAGAGTGAGAGGTACGCAGGTGGTTTAGGAACTGGTTCAGACCCTCACCGACCGCCGACAAGGCTCCGAGTAGCGGCATGCCAATCTGCGCAGCGGTTGAGTGGACTGTCGAGCCAAGCTCTTTCATAATGGCATTCCAGCCAGACGTAACTTTCGTCGCGTCCGACTGCACACCATTCTGCTTCTGGTACTGGTCATAGAGCTGGCTGAGAGCAGAGACTTGCTGCTTAGTCAGTCCGAGGTTTTCAAGGAGCACCTGAGCGCCCTTACCACCACGGACATTGAACAACTGCTCAATCGCTGCCTGGAAGTCTTCAGGCGTCTTCAGGTTAGCGAGCGCGGGACCGAGCACCATGAGGATGCCTGCAAGGTTTCGGAAGTGTCCGTTGGCATCGTAGAGGTTATTACTCAGGTAGCCAGCCTGGAGCGCCCACTGGTAGAAGTCTTTATCTGTATGGATAGTCCCGACTTTGACTGCCTCGGTGTAGAGCTGGTTCAGCGCGGTCAGGGTGCCGTCCAACCGGAGCGGAGACTTGTCGTACGCCTGCGTGGCACCGAGAAGCGCGTACAGACCGGGAGCAGCTTGGTTAATCGTCACAACGCCCAGGTCCGCCATTTCCTTCAGCGCCTTGGCTGTCGGGTCTTCGAGCGCTTGAAGCATGTAGCGGAGCGACGTACCAGCCTGGGAAGCCGGGATGCCTGCGCGGGCCAGGTCATCGAGGATAAGCACGAAGTCCTTGATGTTCATGCCCGACAGGACAGCCTGGGAGCCTGACTGAGCTATCGCCTGCTGAAGTCCTTCGACATCGGGGATGCCGTTGTGGTACGCGAAGGACAGCGCGTTGGCGTACATGGTTGCCTGGCTAGCATCTGCACCCCATATACGCATGGTGGTAGAGAGAAGCTGAGCGGCAGGTACGGTATCAGACCCAATGGACTCGGCCAGGTCAACCATAGCCTTACCCATGTTGTTGTCAATGATGTTCGCGGCGGTGTAGCCCTGCTGTCCCATGCGGACGAAGCCGTCTGCCACTTGCTGCGAGGAGAAGACTGAGTAGTCTGCCAGGTTCGTCAGGGTGTTCTGCATGTCTTGCATGCGAGAGTCGGCACCCCGAACGTTGATTTCGATTTGTATCATCGAGGCTTGCAGGTCGCCTGCCGCGCCGATGACATCACCAAGTGCCGAAGAGAAGCCTGTAAAGGTCGCTTCAGCACCAAGAGCAGTAGCCGCCGCACCTTGCTGGAGCGAGCTGAGGTTGTTCCAGGCCAGTGACAGAAGCGCAATCTGCCCGACGAGGTTGCCCATTGACAGCCCGACCGCAGCAAACCCCGACGAAGCGGTGTCTGTGAGGACGATGCGAATACCTAAATCAGCCGTCGCCATATTCGTCTTCCTCTTCGTCGTCTCCTAACTCGAAAACGACCTGACTATCTCGCTGCGTCGGGGTTGGGGAGTTGCGTTCGGCTTCCTTACGGAGCTTGTGATGATAAGCGCCTGTTTCCTCAAAGTAGATTGCTAGACGCTCGGCTTCGGTAATGGTCAGGCAACCTACTTGGTTTGGAGTCCAGTGGAATTGCTCGTAGCAGGCCAGACGGAAGGAGAAGGAGTCAATCGGAACTTCGGGGTTTGAGCTACCGCCAGTGACTAGCCCTCGTCTGAGGGCTTCTCGAAAGGGCCAAGCGACTCGCGCCTCCCGCTAGTGAGCTTCTTCACCAACTGCTGGAGGGCAGCAGAGGCTTCCGCGCGCATGGCATAGAGGTTTTCGCGCGTGATTGGCAGCGGCTTCCCGTCCTTGATAAATGGCCAGCTCTTGATAGCTTTCAAGAGGATTTCAACCGTCATAACCACCTCATCAATCGAGTCAACAACCAGTTGACCGGACGGCGAGAGGTGTGTCTTGACGGCGCGCGTCTTGGCTTCCTCAACATCCTTCAGCGTGATGCCACGCTTGACCATGAGGGGAACCTGACGACCGTTGATTTCAACAATCTCTTCGACACCAGGGTCGTCAGGCGCAACGAAGAAGTCCTCAAACAGAAACGTCTCTTCAGGCATGTGAGCTTTCTTTCTAAATTGGAGAACGACGAACCTACCGTAATTCGCCTCCGCTCTGGTATACTGATGCCGGCAGGTAGACAGTGGAGGAGCGCGAGATGAATGACGAGCAGCAGAGCCAGACAACCACAACTGCTGTGCAAGCAGAACAAGCGATTGCGTGTCCGCATCCAGAGGCAGTAGGCAAGCGGTGGGGTGACCCAATTTCTGAGGAGCGGCAGGCGAAGCTGCAAGGACTGCTCGACGCCTGGAATGCTCCCGACACGGACGATGAGGACGATGAGGACGATGAAGACGATGAGGACGATGAGGACGATGAGGACGATGAGGACGATGAAGACGATGAGGACGATGAGGACGATGAAGACGATGAGGACTGGCCAGAGCTCTCTCCTCACAAGGCTCTCACTGGCGCCGATGTCTTCTGGCTGGCCGAACAGAGCGGACGTGGCGAACGCGGCGAGGTGCCTGACCTGCACCTGGAGGGCGCCAACCTCCAATTCGCCCACCTGGAGCGCGCCCGCCTCCAAGAGGTCCACCTAGAGGGTGCTGACCTCCAGCAGGCTCACCTGGAGGGCGCCAACCTCCAATTCGCCTACCTAGAGAGCGCCAGCCTCTTCGCGGCCCATCTGGAAGGCGCTTTCCTCAACTGGGCCCACCTGGAGGGTGCCAACCTCGGCGCGGCCCACCTGGAGCGCGCTGCCCTCGACGAGGCCCACCTGGAGCGCGCCAGTCTCTACGCGGCCCACCTGGAGGACGCCCTTCTCGGCCGGGCCCACCTGGAGGGCGCCAACCTCCAATTCGTCCACCTAGAGAGCGCCAGTCTCTACGCGGCCCACCTGGAGGGCGCCCTTCTCGGCCGGGCCCACCTGGAGGGCGCCAACCTCCAAAAGGCCCACCTGGAGGGCGTTGACCTCACTGCCGCGACATTCGACAAAGCCTCTCGCCTGAATGATGCCGTGCTCACTGGCGCTTCCTTCGACCAGGTGACGTTCGACAACGTCAACCTTACGGTGATGGACTGGGGCCTTGTGGACATACTCGGCGACGAGCGCACCGCACGTACTCCTAAGGATGCCGACGGGAAGCCGAAGAACCGCGAGACGCGGCTGGCCGAGTTCAAGGCAGCGGTGCGGGCAAACCGTGTCCTTTCGGTTGCCCTTCGGGGCCAAGGGCTGAACGAGGACGCCGACCGGTTCGACTACCGTGCGCAGCTACTCCAGCGTCAGGTGCTTCGGCGTCAGCGCCATCATGGACGTGCAGTTGGCTCCTGGTTACTAGACCTCGTGGCAGGGTATGGCTACAAGCCAATTCGCAGCGTCCTCACATACCTGCTAGTGGTAACTCTCTTCGGCGTCACCTATTGGGCGCTCGGTGTCTTGACTGGGCACACACTCACCTGGAACGAGGCAGGCGTAGTGAGTCTGACTGCCTTCCATGGCCGAGGGTTCTTCGCCACCGCGTTTTCGCCAGGCGACCCGCAAGCCGCTCTGGCAGCCATAGAAGCGGTCATCGGCCTGCTCATCGAAATTACCTTCATCGCCACCTTCACGCAGCGGTTCTTCGCTCGATAGGCAGAACATGGTGGCCAATCCGAACTCAGTTGGTGTAGCTGGCAACCGTGTTCTGAATGAACGCATTGATGAGGTTCTGTCCAGTAGAGGGTCGCGCCGTGAACTTCGCCTTGAATAGCACGTTGTCTTTGCCAAGGTCATGCTCAGCGCTGTCGTAGCCGATGACCGGGCAGTTGATGTTCAGCTCTTGGAAGTAATTCTGGTTCGGAGGCGTGCCCGACGCACCGGAGTTGACAATCAGAGTGCCCTGGAAGTCAACCGTCAGTGTGTCATCCGTGGCCTGGCGCCAGCGGTCGAAGACAGTCGTGTTGTCAAACCGGGCCGTGAAGCCACCAGTCACCTTGCGCTCACCGAAGTAGACCGTCGTGAAGTCCTGACTGCCGCTTGACGGATACCAGAGAGTAATCTTCTGCTCGAACGTGATGTCGAACTCGTCAATATCCGTGGTCGAACCGCCAGTGAGGGTAATCGTCGGGGCGTAGCCAGCGAACGGCTTCAGCGTTGAGAACGTAGGCGTGAATGGGCCGGTCTGCGGAACCGGAAAGAGGTGCTTGAGCGAGACTTCCTTCTCCAGAAGCTTCGCAGAAGTCCACTTGAAGGCAAGCTTCTCCACGACAGCGTAGCTACCGGAGTAGACCTTGGCGTCGTAGGACTTCCAGACCGTGAAGCTCGGAGGCACGTCGGCCAGGGCGAACGTGTGCTTGTAAACGGTCGGGGCATGACCAGAGTCGGGTTGCGTTGCCGTGTCACTGCCCATTGCACCGAGCAACCAGTAGCCGCCGACATCGTTGTACCACGGACCCTTCGGGTCAGTGCTGCCTTCGCGGAGGGTGGCTACGCGGTCGTAGTTGGCGTTGCGGTCGCCGCGCTCCTCGTCAAGATACTCGAAGTGCTGCGTGCCCTTCATGATGCTCTTGGTTGGGATGAAGAGAGTTGGACTGGCGGGAGCGGTGCCCGGAGTCACCTCACGCGCAATCGCTAACCATGATTTCTTACTAATAGCCATTGCTAACTCCTAAGAGAGCTGAATGTTGTACTCCGTACACACGTCCACGTTAATAACCAACGCTCGCATGGTCTGACCAGCATGGACGAACTGCGTTACGCCACCGTCTGCGACGTTGACATCTATGGCTTCGCCTTGTAGCGACTGGTTGGCCCAATCGGTCAGTGCGTAGAGGAAGGGAAGGAGGTATTGATAGAGAGCAGGGATGTCTTGAACACCGCGCACGCGACGCTTGCAGTACATGACACCGAACATGAGGCGCAGATAGAGCTTGCCGTTGGTGTCGCCTTCGACTTTGAACTTCTTCAGCGGTATCATCACTGAGCCGTCTTCAGGCGCCGTGTCCGGTTCCTGCTCGTACACCTGACTGATGCCCTGCACCTGTTCGCAGACAAGCGCGAGTTGGTGGACGATTGGCCCGACCACATCATTTGTTGGGAAACTCAAGGCATTCCTCCTGCGCTAGCGTTCGGAAACCCTAAGCCAGCCGCGCATCTATCCATAGCTGCCTGGCACTGGCGTATACCCCAGTCGGATATCTGCGGTATGTCGTCAGGCAGCACGCGAGCGAACATCTCATGCGGCCCGTTGGTGTAGGTAGCCAGACCTAACTCGCCGCCTTCCTGGTACGGTGCGTAGACGCGACCCCATTCATCGAGCTGGTTCTCCGTATGCATGCCGAGCGTGACCAGGACTGGTAGAGAACCAACCTCGTAGAACTCGTCTGAGAGAAGCGCGCCGGTATCGACCGGAGTTCGAGCGGAGATGCTGTACAGCTCCATAGCGCCGAGTTCGTCAGAGCCAGCCTGAAGTTCCTGAATAACCGTCCGCTCCAAGTCCTGGTTCAAGAAGTGACCGGGAACGACGAGCGTAATTGTGCCGCCAGCCATTAGAGCGACCTTGCCAGGAAGTGCCTGCGGCGGTGCCGTTCGAGGATTTCAACCACGTCGGGCGGCATGTCCTTGTGGTAGTGCTGGTGGATGCCACCGGTCTCCGAGATAGTGTCGGCGTATGAGGTGTCGCGCATCTTGAACCAGTGGACGCAGAGGCGTACGCAAGCGCGCGTGATGTCCCAAGGAATGGTCGGATTGCCGAAGACGCCTTTGACGGTGTAGTTCTGCGTACCCCAGTCGAAGTCGATGCCAGACCGTCGAACAAGGAAGTGACCGACAGGACGGTTATAAGGGCCAAGGATGCAGTCTGCGGTGATGTCCGTCGTGATTGACCCGACCTGAACCCACACTTGGTTCGCACCGAGGTAGGTCACTTGCTGGACTTCGAGCACCTGAGTGAACGACTGGCATTCATCAATAATCAGACGCTCTTTGTTCATGCCGTCATAGGTGCGCGTCGCGGGGCTGGCGGTCGTACCGTCCGTCTGGTAGGTATGGCCGATATACTCATCAATTAGCGCTTGCGCTTCCGGTATCAGTTCGGCTTGTATCCAGGCGTCATCACTCGTCTGCGTGAGGTTCAGCGCATTCTTCACCTGTTGGAGCGTGCAATACGGGTTGTTCGTGAACGCCATTCTGTGCCTCCAGCAGTTGGAGAATAAGGGTCTCTACACGGTCGATACGTCGGATGTGTACCGCGTCACGTCCGGTCTGACCGAACATGTAAGTACCGACCAACCATTCAACGATAATGGCGAGCCAGGATGCGAAGTAGTTCCAGATGTCTAGGTGGCCGGTAATGAACGCTCCAAGTGTCACGACGTTGAAGCCGAGAATGAACCAGGGCGTGCGGACGGCCACCTGAACCTGGCGCGTGTAGTATTCTAGAGGGGAGAGGTGGTCGCCAGTTATCGGGTCGGTAAACGGTTTCAACCGCCTCTCCTTCTTGTCACTAGACGTTCGCGGTAACGACGATGACAGCACGCTCCCAGTGGACCAGACCGACAGCGAAGTCAGCGGTCACGCCGAAGCGGCGCCGACGACCCATGTCGTACAGCGTTGGGTCAACCACAACCTCCGGGCGGCGTTTGTAGGCGATAGCAGCCCAGCGAGGCGCAATCAGCATCGAGAAGGCAACGGCTGTGCCGTTCTGCGTGGCCGTGTTGACGTACATGCTGACGATGATGCGGACACCGTGCAGGGCACCCTTCTCACCGTTCAGAAGCCGCTCAGGAGCCGCATACCGCAGGTCTTGGCGGATGTTCTGGTCTTGAATGAGCTGCTTGAACTGGAGGGGGGTGATGAACCAGCGGTAGTAGCCGTCGTCGTAGGGGATGTTGAGGAGGGTTTCGAGCTGCGCAATGGCCGCCAGGAGAACGAGGTCAGAGGCCGTGTCGGTCGAGACAACCGTGCCGCTCGTGTGGCCGTTCGGGTACTGCGTCGTGAGGGACTGACCATTGCCAGTGCCGCCAACGGTCGCATTGTAGAGGCCGAAGAGGGCGCCTTCAATCGCCTGGGACATCGAATACGCGAGGCGGTCAACCACCTCAGCAACACCGTCCGCCTTCATGCGGTCGAGCGCCTTGCGGGTGACTTCAACCGCCACGCCCCACTCGGAGGGCACCAGCGGAACCGAGGTCGCGGTGGTCAGGCTGGTCATCGTCATGTCCGTGCCCTCAGTCAACTGCGTGGCAGGGCCGAGGTCGGGCAGCAAGGGAATGAAAATCGTGTCGCCAGCGTTCGGAACTTCGAGGTCGAGGTTCACGAGGACGGAGCCGTTCTGCTCCATGACCGCATGCTTACGGAGGTTCTTTTCGATGAAAGCCTGCCAGAGCTGCGGGATGTCGGCCTGAACGTTCGTGGTCGTGCTGGTCGCCTTAGCAATCAGTTCGTCAATGGGAAGCATTGAATTACTCCTTCATCCCGGCGAGAAGCGCCTGGATTGTGAGGTGTGCGACCGCGCGACGCTCGGCTGGCTCCAGCTCGTCAAATGGCTTCGCGGCAGCCTTCTTGGACAGGAACGCGATTGGGTCTTTCTCAGCCTGCTCCTCATCGGAGAGGACAGTGCCCTGACGGCCAACACCCTCGCGGGACATCTCGCCCATTGCCTTGGCAACGGTCTCGGTCATCAGAGTGGCAATCTCAGCCTTGAAGTCAGAAAACTTGGCATCTACGTCCGCCTTCGAGACGGTCTCAGGAAGGGCGGCCTGCTGCTTCGCCAACAGCTCAGAAACGGCCTTGGCAAGCATCTCTTCGAGGTCCATGCGAAACTCCTTAATGCGCTGCTACCATTGTCGCTTTTGAGTTAATCGGGTAAGCAGCAATTGTGCTCTCATACCAGGGTTCAACGACTAGCATTTTCCGTCCGCCCCCTGGAAGCGGTTCGGTCTTGGCGGGTTTACCAATCCAAGAGAACCCACGGACGTTGCCCTTCTGGACAGCGCCGGAGGCCGTTGGCTCGGTTATCAGGAAACGTCCGTAGACGCCTGTTCCTGCGTGTGGGAAGTGCTCGAACTCGGCGGCATCGACGGGATGCTCAGCAGACTTGAAGACTGAACCATTCCGTACCAGAGCGATGCGTTGTCCGTGGCCGACTGGGTAGGAGGTTGTGTTGTGCTCGGAGCTGAGGGGCATTCCGCGCGAGGCATAGCCTTCAATCGAGCTAGTGAACGCTTCAGGCTCAACAACGTCTTTCTCCAGGTCGCGGTCAGGGGTCGATACCCAACCTTCGATGACCGCCAGTCCCGACTCCATAGCCTTGGCGACAAGCGACATGCTGGCGAACGCCTTCTGTACGACGTGCTCATGGTTGCCATACTCGTCGTTCTGGATGCCTTCATGCTCGTGGACGACGCCTTCCTGGTGCATAATGCTATGAGCGCTAGCCGGGAGGTGTTGGAGCTGTCCGTGCTGCTTGGCCCAGTGAACCAGGCGGCCTTGCTGGAACGTGTCGCCTTCCATTTCCTCGTGGTTGAACGCCATTTGGAGCAGGTTGGCAATGTCCTCAGTGCGCGCCTTCGAGATGAGGAGGATGTTCAGCGCGGCGATAATCTGATTGGCCTTCTTCGCCATATGCTTCTGCGCGTCTGCGGGAAGATGACCCTCCAGACCGTGCTCCCTGGCAAATGCCAGAATGCGAGCGCGCGTCTCAGCGGGGTTATCGCTGTGTCCGGCCAAGTCCCATGCGGCCTTCAGATGCTCACCGTTTTTATAGAGCGGGAAGCTCTTATGGGGTCCGGCGTACGCATCCGCAGAGTCCCGCTCGGACTGAGAGAGCGATGCATACTTTAGGTTTTCGAGAGTGAGGATTGACATTACATCGCTTCCTTCCGCACGCCTGCGGCGTTACGAGCGGTTTGGACTGGCCCACGCGAGCCTTGCGGGTTTTCCTTCTTGGGTCCGACCTTTGGCTTCGGGAGCTTCAGCTTCGCGGTAGCGCTTCCTTGACCGTCAATCGTCGTCCACTTCTCAGGAGACTGCATCGGCCTGATAAGAGGTGGTTCCATGCCTGACGATTGCTGCCCTTCCTGGGGCTGCGTGAGAGCTACCTGCATGGTCTGCGCTTCGAGCACGAGCAGTGCGAGCTGCGCCTGAGCGAACGTGTTAATCATCGAGACGGGGATATATGCGGAGCCGGTGAAGATAGTCGGTTCGTCGCCGCCCTTGGTTGAAGGCATCTGCTTCCGGTTACGAACGTTGTTAATGCTAGAGATGCCAACCTTCAGGTACACCTCGTCAATCTGCGCTTGAAGCAGTTCGTCCCGACTGTCAATCTCGGCGTAGTCGAGTTCGATATCGGTGTAACCGAGCCGGTCATGCACGAGGAACTGAGTCAGGGTGTCGGTGATTTCATCGAGGATTGGTTCGACAGCGCGCTTCTTGAACGTGTAGGAGAGGTTGTAGCCGTTGGACTTATTCACGTCCTGGCTCTCGCCAAGCTCGTTGAGCGTGCATCCCAAGATGCCCATTATCATCGACCGTATTGACATCAGGAGGTTGGCTGCGTCAAGGTCTTTTAGGGCTGCTCCGAAGTCGAAGAACTTGGCTCCGCCCTTCGAGCCGGTCATGATGATGCGGTGCTGGCCCCTATTCTCCGCCTGTTCGTTCCATTTGTCGATTGCGAACTCAAGTTCTTCCTGGCTGATATCACCGAGGTCCATGACCCCATACGGGATGTTCGTGTCCGTGAACCGACCGCCAATATAGGCGAGCATCAGAGCTTCCAACACACCGAGGGCATAGAGCTGAACGATACGGCTTGTGCCGTAGAGACTGTCCGACTCCTCATCGAGCACAAACCAAATCACTTGGTCTGGCATCCAGCCGTGAATACCGTCACGTCCTTTGATTGGAACGCCACGCGCATCCAGCATGTCGATACCGGTCAGGGTGCCGTGCTCATCGAAGTCAATCTTCAAGCGCTGCCCGTCGAGAACGTAGAGGTTGGCTACCCCTCCCGCGCGGTTGGCTTCCATTTCGACACCGGCATACCCGAACGTCAGAAGGTCGCGCATCAGGGCGCGAGTGAACCGCCGTCCGGTCTGCTGCTTGTTCGGTCGCTTTAGGAGCTGCATGACATGCCGAACGCGAGTAGGGTCAGCCTTGATAGCCGGGTCGATGTTCTTGCACTTGATTTCAACACCGACAGCGAAGTCCAGAATGGCGTTCACGCAAGCAGCCGCCGTGGGCGTTTTCATCACGATTTCGCGCATGCGAATAGGGCTGATAAGGCCGTAGGCGTCGCCCTTCGTCGTGGTGATTGGCTGGCCGTACTGCTTCGGCGCGTTGATGACGTAGCCGGAGAGCGTGCCACGTGAAGCCTTAGCGACCAATCCTCGTAGCAATTTGGGCATCGGCTTCATCCTTAAATAAGTCAGCGAACGGGTCTCCGAGGTAGTGGAGCTTCGACCGTCGCGGTGAGAGGTCAGCGCTGGCGAATAGACCGAGGCGTCGAGGAATGCAGGCGAGATGCGCAGAGAGCGCGAGTGACATCACGATGTCGTCATGCCCTCTGGAGGCTTCCATACGGACGGTTTTCGAGGGAGTGATTTTGTATTGGAAATAGGTCAGCTCGGAGATGATGTCCCGGTCGAACGGAATGAGTAACCGATGCTCTTGGAACATCCGACTGAGTTCCTGAACAATCTCCCACTTCGAGGCAGCGGTGAATGTCCAACCCTCAGCGCCGATATCGGAGAGGTCTTGCACGACCGACTCACCGAGGGATGTCGCGTCGATTAGCGTCCTTGCGCGGTTGTATCGTTCTCGGAGCTTGCGGATTGTCGATTTGTAGCTCGGATAACCGCGCTTCTGATATCGCTCCATAGCAGCCAAGACAACCAAATCACGGTCGCTGATATCGAGCACAGTAGACACAAAATAATCACGGAGATTAGCCAGGTCAGAACCCTGGACATAGCGGTGTCCCTCCCCCGGCTTCAGCGGGAACTTCCACTCCGGCTTCCAGTGCGTATACGCCCATAGGATGTCGTCGGTCGAGAAGACTGCGAGGTCCGAGTCCGCGAATTGCCCAAGGTACTCTGTGCGCCAGACGAGGGAGTCTTCGCCGTAGCGCGCCTTCACTCGCTCCAACTGTGCTCTATCCGCATGCGGGTTATCAAAGCTGGTAAAATGAAAAGCCGCATGGCTCTGACTACCCGCTTCCATTTGCTCCTGGCAGAACTCGAAGTCTTCCTTGAACGCGCCCTGACCGAATGGTGTTGATATGCGAATGAGAGCTGAGTCTTTCGCCTTGCCGGTCACGAGGAACATGGGTTCGATGACTTCGCGGATTGTCGAGTCTTTGATGAAAGCCGCTTCGTCCACGTACGCCCGGTGTGCGCGCTTACCGCGAATGAACTGCTCGGAGTTGGCACCACGCGCGTGTATTTCCGTGCCGTTCGATAGCTTAATTGCTGGGAATGGGTACTCTTTGATACTCCCGACCACCAGATTGCTGAGCGGTGCCCTGCGGAAGTGCTGAGCTATCTCGTTGAACACCAGACGTGACTGGTCGAGAGTTGGCGCGATGCAGAAGACCTGACGGTTGGGATGTGTTACCGAGAACCATACGCCGTCCCAACCCATGACCGTCGTCTTGCCGAACTGGCGTCCGGTAACGACCGTCGTGTCCCGCTTAATGCCTCGGAGAATGGCTTCCTGCGCGGGGTGCGGGACACACGCATTGCCGGAGGCATCGCGTAGCATCGTTCTAACGAAGTCAACCGGGTCTTCGCGCAGCGCCTTCGCGCTAGGCATATACGCTGAACATGACGTGGCTGGTGACGCCGGTAAAGCTCGGAGTCGTGCCAGTGACCGTCTTGGCGATGCGCCAGAACGGCTCTACACCCTGCGCTTCCAAACGCTGTGTGCCAGCAGCGGTGAACGCCAGAGCAGACCCAACGTTCGCCCAGTTGGTCCCGTCGAGCGAGCTTTGGAGCTGCATGCTGAGGTTCGGGGAAGTGCCAGTTGGGGCGTTCGCTACGTTCACGAACATGACAACCTTACGCACTTGGTCGAAGACTCCCAGTGGGCGGGTGAGCGCCGCGCCGTTCGCGCTGGTGGTGAGAGTGGCGTTGTTGTCAACGAGATTGTCTTGATAGTCAGCCATTGTAATCTCCTAAAGAGCTACTTCAGTGAATGTTCGGAACTCGCCAACGCTACCGTCCGCAGCCCCGAAGGTCCAGACTTCTGAGTTCGTACCGACACCCTTGGTGGTGTAGGTCAAGGTGTAACTACCGTCGCCATTGTTCACGATGCCCCCACCAAGCACGTAGGTGGTCTGCGTATTGTCGGGGAACGTGACCTGGCAGGATGCAGAGGTGAGGTTGGTGATAAGGCCAGAGGGTCCACTGACGTACGCAATCACGTCGATTGAAGAAGTCGGCCCAATCATCTCAGAACCTCTCACAAATGCGGCAAGGATATGATTGACAGCTTTGAACCAGGCGAAGATAGGCTTCGGGTCACGGAGGAAGATGATGAAGCGTTCAAGAAGGCGGATGTTGAGCGCGGCGGCGATGAGGAACTTTGCGCGGGCTTGTTCTGCGAGGGCGACGTTGGTCAGGAACTTCGCCACCGTTTCCACGTTGACGTTGTTCGGAGTACCGGTGCCCAGCACCCATGTGCTAGCCGAGCTGCCTTGCTCACACTGAAGTCCGTCAATCCAAAGAGTGATAGCCTGCGGTGTGCCGCCCGTATCGAGCCGTACGCCGTCGTAGGTGTCAGTAATCGGAGTGGGCATTGTCACGGTGAAGGAAAAGCGCGTCCAAGTCGTCGTGACAGTAATATTGTTGACCGACCCTACCGCGCCGCCGCTTCCCTGACAGTAATGCCGCAGATTGGCAGTTCCCGACGCAACCTTGGCGTAGAGACTGAATGTGTACTGCTGGCCAGGGATGAAGTTACCAGACGAAATGTGGACTTCAATCTGCTCGAAGGTATCAGAGCCACCCGTCGTGACCACCTTAAGGCTGGCTGAGCCGAACTGCGCTTGCGTGGCGTCACGGGTGGCAGTAACCGTTGCGCCGGGGAACGCACCCGTCGTGTCCGTCTCCCAGGATGATTGGTTGGCCGTATAGAGGTTGACCGTCATGGCAACCCCCTATATGGTGCTGTAAGCGATGTTGATAACACAGAGCTGCGGATTACCGACGATGCTCTGGCCTGACGGTATTTCTGCCGCTACCCAAATCTGCGTCGAGGTTGCTCCGGGGTTAATCGTGCCAAGGTTCTGAGAGGTGGCGAAGCCTGACGCAGCAGAGGTCGTCGAGACAACGGTATCGGCGAAGCCGGAGGTGGTAGACGGAGCGGCGTTAGAGGTGGAAACAGTCACGTTCTGCGCGTTCTGGTCGCCAGCGTTGTACAGATACCAAGTCCCGACGTTGGTTGGAGAGTTCGGGGCGAAGTTGGTTCCGTCGTTCGCAATACCGTTCGTCTGGTCTCCGACACCCAACTGGTAATACCACTGATTGACGGTCAGACCGGTTGCGTGCGAGACCCCAGTCGCCTTGGCGAGCTGGATAACCTGTCCCGACAGCCCATAGTATTCAATCGTCTCGTTGCCGTTCGTGCCGTCGATGATGTCAATCGTACCGGCAGTCGGCCAAGACGTGAGAGAACCGGTCAGGGTGATTGATGTCGAACCAGACGCCAGCGTGCCGTTAATCGTTGCGGAGGCGTTGGTGGTGTGCGCGACTTCCGAGGTGTGGGCGGAGTCGGTATAGACCTTGATGAATGCTGGCATAACGCCTCCTGATTTTGAGCAAAAGAAAACGCCCAGCAACCTTGCTGAGCGCTACTTTGTGTGAAGCAGAGCCGAAGCTCGCATCCCGCCCTGCGAGAGAACGGGAGGGAGAGAGCTGGCCCCGACGAGCGAGGCCGTTACTCTGTGCGCGCGTGGCGCATGAGCGGTAAAGGAGAGAGGAGAGGAGAACCTTTACACTTCTATTATACCACATACGTTAACGTTAACGTTATTCTTTGACGGAAGGTTTTATGCCAAGCCACTTCTTCAGGCGTAAGAGTAAAGCTCCGGTGATGATGCTCTTGCTGAGTGGGATGACGAACGTTTTCACGAGTAGAGCACCGACGAAGGCTGTGGTGACTCGTGCTTGGCCGGAGCCGACCCAGGTGAAATAGCGGTAGAGCGCATAGCCAACAGCGGCAAAAGGCCCAAGGGTTGCAATTACCGCTGCCACCACTGTAAGCGGTATTGCCACCACTAGAAGCACAACAAGAAGAAACCTCAGGTACCAAGGCAGGTGTGGCCATGCTGACGCAGTTTTGTCAAAGAGTGACGTGCCAGGAATCGCGACGAGGAAACCAACCTCAGAAAGGGCAATCCCAAGAAACTGGGTAAGAAAGCCGGCGAGCACCGCGACACCTATGTCAAGAGCATCCTGGAAGGGAATGTTCGCAAGTCCCAAATACTGAATGAGAGCCGGGGCAACAAACGCACCCAGCACCAATCCGGCAATGGACCATGACCAAAAGAGCAGCCAGGCGGTCCAGTGATTAGCCTTCTCAGTACCTTGTTCCGAACCGCGCCATGGAGGCTCAAGCATGTACGCCCAGTTTTGTTTCAATAGGGTCCAGTACTCGCGCATGCGTAAACCCTCCCCTCTCCGACTGGCTGACACCACTCTATACGTGTCATTTGGCGGCAGGTTTACCGCGTAGCCAGCCAATAAGCCATTTGAGCGCAGCGCCGGAGATGATGCCTTGGATGAGTGGGATGAGAAAGGCTTTGACCAGCAACGCACCGGCGAAGGCTACGGTGACTTGCCCCTGACCGGGACCGACCCAACGGAGATAGCGATAGATGGCGTAGCCAATAGCCGCAAGCGGCAGTGTCATAAGGAGGATAGTGAAAACGACGAAGAAGACCCCCAAGCCGATAATGACAACTGCGGAGACCTTGTCAATCTCCTGTGCGGAGACTTTGTCAGTCACCTGTTCCCACCAGGCATAAATCCTATCGCCAATAGTCCGCCGCACTGCCACGGTAAGGACATCCAACAGGACCGTAAGCGAAAGCAAACTAAGTAATTGCACGACAAAGCCTGTGAGCACTGCGACGCTAATGTCAAGGTAGTCTTGGTATGGCGAGTTCGATAGTCCTGCCAACTGAACTAGCGACGGAGCGACGAGTGCGCCGAAAATCAAGCCGGCAATCGCCCATGCCCAATTCGAAAACCAAACAGTCCAGTGGTAACCCCTGCTGCTATCGGGTCCAGTATGACGCCAGGGTGGTTCGAGCATGTACAACCAGTATCGTCTCAAACTCTTCCAAAACCCCCGCATTGGCGTACTCTCTCCTCTCCGAATGACTGACACCACTATATCCGAGCGGTCAAGCGAATAGTTGCGCAAGTGGCTCCGCGAACTCGTTCTCTTCTGAGCGGAGCGCCGACAGATATCTCCCGGTGGTTCCGATATTCGAGTGTCCAAGTCTCGCCTGTATAACACTGACCTTGGCTCCGAGGTCTTCCATGACGTGCGCGTAGGTATGTCGGAGGGTGTGGAACTTCGACGTACCCATGCGCTTCTTACAGATGTCAGAGATGCCCTGGATGCCGAGCGGCTGACCATTCGACTGGTTACGCGCCAGAGAGACCCACACAGCGTTGCTATAGTCGGGGTATAGGACATTCTGCCACTCTGAGAGGGCCTGAGAGGCGGCCAGGGAGAGCTTATCGCGCATCTTCTTGCCGCCTTTGGTCCGACGCCAGGTGATGACTACCCGACCGTCAGTATGAGAGATGTCTTCCCACCTCAGATTGGCTATCTCCGAGAGGCGTCTTCCGGTCGTCAGAGCGACGAGAAGCAGCGCATAGTCCCGCTTCCCCGCTAGAGTAGTCCGGTCAATCGCCTGTAGGCGTTCTTTAGCGGCGGAAGCCGTTAACGGCGTAGCCGAATGATAATTTTGGACGCTCCGACGCTCTATCCGAGTAATCGGGTTGATTTTTACCAATAGGTCCATTTTTACACACCAACTGTAGAAGCTTGACAGTATGGCTAGTCGGGTGTTGAATGTTGACGCAGCAACGTCTGTTCCAACTACGCTGTGACCGGCCCAGGCTTCGGCGGCAAGCGCTATCGTGCCTGGGTCTGCCTTCAGACCACCATACTCCCTCACCCCAAACCTGAACGAGTTGATTGCATCCTCGTACGCCGTGTGCGTTCGGACGCTTCCCGACTTCTTGAATTTCGAGTCCAGCCAGAGGCCGACAGCGAACTCCTCCGACTGGTCCCAGACTGTGACTTCGACAGACATCTAACACCTCTCAGCTAAATTGCCTATTGACAGAAATGTCCCGTTACGATACTTTGTGCAAAGCCAGGCTGGCTATGGTGTCATGCAAAGGAGCATTGTGTGCCAAGCGCGAGCTATCCCAACCCGTATGAGGACTACGATGAGCAACAGTCCGGCGAACTAGGAAAGCTGGACACCGAATGGGTGCGTAAGATAGGACTCAAACCTACCTATCCTCCGCCGCTAGCGCATCCCGAAGAACTTGACCCGACCGACATCTACCACATGGCCGTTAACCTGTTCGGGTTCCGCATCTCTATTGCTGATTTCGGAGGACGACCAGACGTACTCGCCTTCTACGTCAAAGACCCGAACCGTATCATCATCGACTATCAACTACTCGCAACGTCGGTGTCTGGACTCCCGGCTGGTAGGGCGATGCAGGCAGTTATTGACCGCTCTCCGGCTGCGAGGTTCATGCTTGGCTGGTGTGTAGCGACGCACACGGTCGGGATGCTGGATAAAATGGTCGTCGGGTTTGTCCCGCACGATACGCCGTTCTCGAAGCCGGAGCTGGAGAGGTTGGCACGGACCTGGGAGACGGTTGCCAATACGTTCGCGCCGGAGGAAAGGCTGCTGAAACAAGCGGAGGAATTGGGGATTGACCGACACCTGCTGTGCCGACCAGACTGGTACGAGGTGGTTCCGAACGTCAATGCAGTTATCAGTGCCTTGGCTGCACGGAACAATTGCCTGCCGCTCTTAGTAGAGCTGCAACTTATGCGCTGGTCGAGCCAGGTTCAGCTCACGCACGTCTTCTTCCGCCTTTGGCAGGAGTCACCAATATTTCAGCTCAAAGCGGCAAGAGCCGAGAAGTATCTAGCGACGTATCGCTCGCTCGGTCTTGGTCGGGTAAAAGTTCGGTTCATGTTCTAAGGAGTCCGAGGCAGGGATGCCACTCAGCGCGTCGGAGATGAAGCCGTCCCAGCAGACACCGCATGTCCAGACGACTTCGCCGTCATCCAATTCGAGCTTCTTAATCGCCGGTCGTTCTTGGCAGAAATCGCACTCGTGCTTGACCATAACTGCCCCTCTGATGAAATATAGCCTGTACTACTTCTCTTGGTTCACGACGGTAAGCAGTTCTCGCAGCGCTTCGTCATAGGGACGTGGCGGGAGAAACGAGAACCAATCTAGGTAGACAGGCGGCTCAGATAACAGCAGTGTACCAGAGGCAGTCAATTCTAGATATTGCATGGTTGCCAATTTGAGGCCAGTGAAGGGGCCATTGGAACTTTGACTAATGTAGCTTTGTTGTAGTCACCTCATCTATAACCATTATATCATACTCGGTATGGTTGAAAATTAGTTCTAGTGGTTATTTAGTCTGCTTCTGCCGTGCCTCGTATGCCTCGTGTGCGCGTTTTAGTATGGTGTTGCCAACATAGCTCAAGCCGCCAACGGCGAGACCTTTGAAGATGAAGAACACGATGCCAACGATGTCCAACCTGATTGCGGCATGGCTGTTACCGAATACGTAGGTGAAGATGCCCGCAGCAATGAAGAATGCTGCACCTATGGTTGTCACTATGTTCACAATAGTCAGGAGTCGAAGGACAGCCTTGTCCTGTGCCAGGATATCCCGAATTTCTTTGATTTCCCCAGTAGGCATCATAGCAGCAAGACGTAGTGGCGAATTCTCCAAACTCCTGATTCGTCGTCGCCTTACTCGACTTCTATTCCAAGAAATCACAGCGAGAACAACGAATGCCACAGCACTGGCCGCTAGGACAATGAGAATTACCCCGTTGTCTGTCGGCAGACTAATGTTGAGCATGCTGCCACCTCCCCTTATCTGCCTGCCTGTCCGGTTGTCTGCTGACGACAGTATACACCATGAGGAGCAGTCAGAGACGCTATGGGTTGTAACTAGCCGGGGGAGTTGTGTATACTAGCGCACAGGCAAGTGGTGACGAAGGGAGAGAGACGATGGACTTCATCATGAACATCATCAAGTACTTCATAAGAGTTCTTCGTGATTGGTCGATATTTCTCGTTGTAGGGTTTACCACGCTCCTTGCTATATTGGTCGGTGCAGGCGTTTTCTACCTCCTTGGCTTCTCCGAAAAAACTTCAGAGTTTGGCGGATATGCCCTATCAGTGTTAGCGCCGACGTAAAATTGACCCAGGCTGACGACAAGAAATGACCCACCCCGTCAGCCCGTTCCTGTTCGTAGTGAGGCATCACACGAGCAGG